GTTTTCGCGCGAGAATGTCAAAATTATTCTGAAAATTCAGGGGGTTTTTAATGCCAGCAGGAAGGCCGCGAAAGCCGGTAGAGCTGAAAAAGCTTGAAGGAACCTATCGGAAAGACCGCGACAACGGCAAAGAAATTGCGGAAAAACAAATAAAATCAGTGCCGGGGGTAATCATTCCGCCGGAATCTAAAATTTCTTGCCCTAAGACAGTCAAAACAAAATATGTTCGCTCATACTGGAAGCGCCTGACGAATAACTTAATATCTATGCAGGTGCTTTCATACAATGACTTACCGCAACTTGAAAACATGATGTTGATTCTGGAAAAGTTGCGGGAAGCGCAGGAGCAATTTTCACAATGCAGTTTTTCGGACGCCGCCGCCCTTGCGAATTATGATATTTGCTTAAAGATTGTTTCTAAACTTACGCAGATGTTTAATGACCTTGCAGCAAAATATTATATTTCGCCGTCGGCCCGTTCAAAACTTACGCTTGATTTATTGAACATTCAAAAAACATCGCAGGAAATCGAAAAGAACGCTTCCGGCGTTGATAAACTTTTAGCTTTGAGAAATCGGACAAAATGAGCAAATATCACGAAATGATGGAAAAATATTGCGATGATGTTCTTTCCGGCAAAATTGCTGCCGGCGTTTACACCATCAAAGCAATTAAACGGTATAGAAACGACCTGAAAAGAGAGAAAGAAGCAAGCTTTGATTTTTTCTATTCTCAAAAAGACGCTGACATTTTATGTGAGTTTGCAGAGAGTTTGAAACCGGCGGACCTGAACGGCGAATGCTTAAAGCTTCTGCCCTGGCAAGTTTTCTGCATGTGCCAGCTGGAAGGATGGCGGCACAAAAACGAACCTGACCGCAAACGCTACCGCACGGGCTATATAGAAGTAGCACGAAAGAACGGAAAAACAACGGGTTTGCTTTTACCGCTTACGCTTTTTAATTTTATAAAATATCCGGCGTCGGAATCCTATCTTGTTTCAAGCCGTGATGATCTGGCCGAAAAGACATATAAAGAAATTGTCGCAATCATCAACGAAGACCCGGCTTTAAAAGACAACTGCACCCCGCTTTCGCTTGCAGTAACTATGGATAATTCACGCCTTGCGTTTTTCTGCGACGGTGCAAAAGATACAGACGGATTCAAGCCCCGCTTTTATTGCTTGGATGAATACCACGCTTACGCAACCGATAAACTTTTTACATCCATGCAATATGGTACAAGGTCCAAAAAAGACGCACAGGGCGTAATTATCACGACCGCCGATGTAGATGTAAACGTGCCATGTTATGATGAAACATTAAAAGCCCGCCGCATTTTAAACGAGCTGCAAACGCAGGAAGATTATTTTTGTATTATTTATGCAATCGACGAGGGCGACGACTACCAAAACCCGCAGGTATGGCAGAAAGCGAACCCGTCTTTATACGATATTATCGACCCGTCGGTTATTGAATCGGACATAAACGACGCGCAAGTTTCGCCGGAAAAGATTCCTGAACTTAAAGCAAAAACTTTCAATATCTGGGGCGGCGGTGGGAAGAAATCCTGGATTCCGCTTGAAGTTTTCCAGAAAAACAAAGAAATCAAAGTTGATTTTGATAATTTTGAAAACATGCCTTGTTGTTCTGCAACGGACCTTTCAAACATAGACGATTTGACGGTTTACAGTCTTATTTTTCAGCATGAGGGCAAAGAATATTATAAACACCGCTTCTACATTCCAGAAGCAATGGCGTTTCAGAAATACAAGAAAGAAAACATTAACTTTTTCCAGTGGATAGATCAGGGCTTAATTAAAGCAACGCCCGGAAATACTGTTAATTATGATTTTATTGTAAACGACTTTTTGAACGACGCTGAAATATACAGAATTCTTGCGCTTGGTTACGATAAATGGCAAAGCCACGACATTATAGAAAAGGTTGAAGCAAACCGCCCAGACATTCTGTTGATTGAAATTGAACAGTCGCTTAAAAAACTTTCACCAATGACAAAGAGTTATGAAAAAGCAATAAAAGACGGCTTAATAGTTGATAATAACCCCGTTATGGCGTGGATGATAAACAATGCAGAAATCAGGCCGGACCCGAACGGCAATTATAAACCTATGAAACCATCCAAAACCAGCACCCGCCGCATAGATGGTGTAATTACATCTATTATGTGTCACGGCTTGGCGCATAACCCGGATGTTATAACGCCACCGCCGACACTAACTTTTAATGATGTAAAATCGCTTTTTTAAAAATAAAAATGACTATTACTTATAGGAGCAATTAACGTCATGGGATTTTTTAGTTTTCTAAAAAGAACAAATCCGAATCCAAAGGCACAGGAACGCCCCCGCGATGTATCAGACTTTCGCCACGCTTCCGCAAAGCTTACAGGAAGAGACAGCACATCTTTTGCGACGATTGACCGCATAGCTTGCGAGTTTGCGGGGCTGTCTTATGGGATTTATAACAAACGCACAAACAAAGAAGTTTCAAATCATCCGCTATATGCAGTTTTAGCGAGACCGAACCTTGAAGACTTGCATTTTAATTTTTTCTATCAATCAATTGTCGATTATTATAACGGCGGTATTATCTGGAAAAAAGGAAAAGGCACCGAAGGGCAACTTGTTTCTTTATTCCGTTTAAGCCCGGCGGAAACAACCGTTACACGCGACCAATACACACGGGAAAGAATATTTTTGCATAACGGCCACCGTTACACCGACGCTGACGTGCTTTATATTCCTTCCCGTTTTGACTATTCAACTATCAACGGCGGTTCTTCTATTTTCAAAGCTGCAAACGCTGCGTTTGACACAGCGCACAAACTCGACAATTACACAAACAGCGCATTCGATAAAGGCATAAGCGGAAAGCGGCTTGTTATTGATATTTCAAACGCCCTTCCAGACGCAACAAAAGAACAGGTTGAAGAGTTACGCAACGATTACACCGCAACTTATGCCGGACCAGAAAACGCAGGAAAGCCACTTTTCAAGAAAAAAGGAATGGAATATTCCGAAATCGGCCAGAACGCCGACAACAGAGCCGCAACACTTATTGAAAACAGGGAGTTTCAGGAACACGAAATTGCAAATATTTTCGCTTTTCCTGGCGAGCTTCTTTCAGGGAAGAGCGCAAATCTTGATCTTGAAAATCTGTTTACCCTTCTTACTGAATTTGCAATCAAACCGCTTGCAATTCAGTTGCAGGAATCAATCAATCTTTTGATTGATGATAACAGCTATTTCAAGTTTAACTTTCACGGCCTTCTTAAAGTTGCACTTTCAAAACGTGTGGACGCATACGCAAAGCAAATCGGGAACGGCATTTTGTCGCCAAACGAAGTTCGCGCAAAAGAAAACTTGCCACCAATCGAAGCCGGAGACAACTTCTTTATGCCGGCAAACCTTATGCCGCTTAACGACGAAACCATTAACGCGTACATGGCAAAGCAGAAACTTACAGCGCAGGGCTTGAACGATAAAGGCGGAGACGATAGCGACCAGCATTCGCCAGCGGGAGACGACAAACAGTGAAAATTGCAATTGTAGGACTGGGCCGACCACATCCGACCGGGAAAGAGCTTAGAGGGGGGGGCTATACTGTATGGACTTTAGGCCGCAATCCTGACCCGGATTGTGACCGCTATTATGAATTACACGGCTTGCAGACAGTACATCCAGAAAATATGGTGCGCCGCAATCTGCATTCGGTAGTTTACGGCATGTGTGAAAAAGAAGGCTTGCCGCTTAATTGTTCGGCTTGCGGAATGGTTCTTGAAACGCTTTTAGAAAAAGACGTTGAAGAAGTTCTTGTGACTGGGTGCCCGCAGGATTCCCAGCAAGAATACATACAAGAGCGCCCCGCCCTTGCAATGGTTGTAGGCTATTTAAAAGGGCTGGGAAAGAAAATAATTTGGGAAAATTCACCAAAAAACCTGAATTATGGAAAACAAAAATGACTATTACTTATGAGGGCAAAAAGAAATGAAACCAAAGAACAACGACAAACCAAAGGGCGAATTCTTTATTCGTGCATGTGATTACGGCGTAGAAGACGACAAGCGCACCATTAAAGGTGTGATTCCTTACAATTCAGATTCCGTTGATATGTACGGAACAACTGAAAGAATCTTGCCTACTGCCTTTAATAAAACACTGGCTGACAAAGCAGAAGTTAAGTGTTTGCTTGGCCATGATGTAACAAAGATTCTGGGAAGTTCCACAGCTGGAACACTTCGTATGAGAAACGAGGAAGACGGCTTACATTTTGAAGTGGACCTTCCGAACACTACAGACGGAAACGACGCATACGAAATTATAAAACGCGGCGATTGTCGCACTTTGTCTTTCGGTTTTATTCCTATCAAGACCCAATGGACCGAAATTGACATTGACCACGACTTGCGCGAATTAGTGGAAGTAAAACTTCTTGAAATTTCCGTGTGCGTCGCTTTCCCAGCTTACCCAGAAGGCAACACAAACGTTCGTTCGTTCTTCAAAAAGTGTGGAACGAACTTTGACGAGGTTAACGCAATTCTGAAACGCGAAGAGCTTTCGGAAGAAGATAAAACAAAGCTTAGGGCTGTTGTAGAAAACTTGGAAGCTATGCTTCGTACAGCAGAAACAGGCCAGCAGTCAAACGACACTGACAATGCCACTGAACAGGAAGAAGCCGAAAAGAAAGCTAAAGCAGAAGCCGAAGCAAGAGAAAAGGAAGAACAGAACCGCCGTGCGCGATTTGTTTTTTATACACAGAATCAGGAGAAATAACCCTATGATTAAGACAAAAGAAGAGCTTCGTTCAGCAATCGAAGCACTGGAGCTTGAAAGACGCTCATTTATGGAAGAAGTTCGCCACGGTACAGGCGAATTCAACGAAGAGGAAGCAAAGTCAAAACTTTCTGACTTTGACAAACGCCGTGCAGACTTGGAAAAGTCTTTTGCAGAAATCGACAAGCCGGAAGCTGGAAGCGAAGGAATTCGCCTTACAAACCGCGACTTTGTAGAAGCTGCAAAAGAAATGCGTTCAATCACAATCGGCGGAAATGGAAAAATCAACCAGGTTCAGCAGTTGTTTGAAGGAATCGGCGAAAAAGACGACATCTTGAACGCCGTAACATTCGATTACAGCGACAACGCTTCAACAAACATTCCAGTTCTTGAACCAGGACTTGAAGAGCCAGTTGATACAGCAGAGGGCGGAAGCTCAATCAACGAAGACGACGAAGCAGACATGAAGACAACTGAAATTCAGGTTTACGGCCTTGCTTCTGTTCTTGGTGTTACTGCCGAAGCTTTGCAGCTCAACACAGTAGACATTCAGTCAAAGTTGCCTGAATTGTTCAGAAAAGCTTTCCGCAAGAAGCTTCACACAAAAGTTTTGCAGGGAAGCTTGGTTTCTAATACCCAGAAGGGCGTTAAGGGAATCTGGACTTCTGCCGCTGCAAATACAAGCGGAATCACAGAGCTTGCAGCAAACCAGACATCTATTAAGTGTTCAGACCTTGCCGGCCTTGCACTTAAAGTAAATGGCTACGATGAAACCTTTGAAATTGTAATGAATTCAAAGACATACCAGAACATTTTGGCCGATTCAACAAGCGGCGAAGATGTAAAGCTTTACAAAGAAGGCTTGATCCGCAACAAAGAAATTGAAGGCGTAAAAGTTCGTCTTGACGCAAAGGCACCAAAGGCAACAAGCGCAGGTTCTATTCTTGCCGTTGCTGTTCCACTTTCACGCTTCCACGTGGGAGTTGCCGGCGGAATCACCATCACACCTATTAAGGTTAAGGGCGATTCAAAGACTTACTTCCAGGCAGAAGCTTTCGTAGGTGGTAAGCAGGTTTCTGATACAGACCTCTTCTCACTTGCTGTAAAGGCTTCAAGCTAGTAGGCCAGAAAATAACGCAAAAATAGGGCGTGGCGCCACATGCGAGCGCCCTATTTTAAGGGGATTTTTTATGTCGAAAAATAACGAAAATAACGCAAAAAATAACGAAAACAAGGCAAATAATAACGAAAATACATCAAAAACTAACAAAATGGTGAAAGTTCGTTTTATTTCCGGTTACTGGGGAGTTCACGGAGTTTTTCAACCTAAACAGGTTGCAGAATTGCCGGAAACAGTAGCAAACCGCTTTGTAAAAGATGGAATTGCAGAAGTTCCAAAGGATGAAAAATAATGCTGATTACTGCCGCTTTGTTGTACGCATACAACGGGATTGAACAGAAAGAAGACGAAACTTCACAGCAGCTTATCGCTATTCACATCGGAACAGCACAGCAGATTATTACAAACTATGTGCTTTTCGATTGTGAAACCGTTCTGACAGATTCAGAACACTACGACGCCGCCGCTGTTGCTATGTTCAAAAACGTTTGTTTGCGCATTGCTACGCTTTTACAGCTGGAAGACGGCGGAAACATCGGCGTTAATAATAATTCAAGTATCGGCGTAAACCGCACGTTTGCAAACATTGTGGACTATACGCCGTACTTAAAACCGCTTTCGGCATTTCGAAAGATTGAGGGTGCTTAATGATAAGTGTTGAAGCAGATATTGCAGAAGCGCAAGAAGCCCTTGCGGGAACATCGAAAAGCCTTGCTGCAATAGAGCGAAAAACACTTTCAATTATTGCACAAGGAACAGTAAAAGCCGTAAAAGGCGGAATCCGGCAAACACTGCAAAGCAGAACCGGCGAGCTTTTGAAAGCTTTTAGATATAAGGTCCATAAAAACGGAGTTGCGAACGTTTACCCGGACGGAGACAGCGGAAGCGCAATATTTCCGAAAGCCTATATTTTGAATTATGGCTACACTGGACCAACTAAACGAGCGATTAACAAACCGCATTCGTTTATACAAGCCGGCGAGCTTTACGCCGCTTCTGGTTCGTACATGCAGGATGTACGAAAAATGATAGATAAGGAATTAGAGAAATACTGGGGCAAGTGATGGAAGAGCTTTTTGAAGTTATCAAGAATTTTTTGACAACTCAATTTAATAACGAACTTGCGGAATATGACGACCCGTCGCCAGCGCCGGCACTGCCCCGCCTTACTGCAAAGTCGGTTATTTTTGGCACAGTAGACCCACTGAAAATTCCTGACGTTTCCGTTTCCGTTTTACCAGAAACACAGGAAGACGGCGAAAGCACTATTTCCGACGTAGTGACAAAAAGCGAATTTACAGTGACTTTTGTTTTTAAGGGCTGTAAATACGATGAACTTATAAAAAGAATGTGCCGTTATGCTGCATGTTTCAAACAGGCAGTGGCGCAAAACTACACACTTTGCGAAGACAGTGTGCAGGAAACCGAATTAGGAACAATCAGGTTTTACCCTGACTGCGGAGCTGTTGAAAAAACAATGACCGCCGCCGAAATTAACCTGACAATATATACAAGTGAGGACTATTAACATGAGTGATCAGACCCAGTTGATTAAGAAACACTTAATCCGCCCGTTCCTGAACAATGGAACATCGGCAATCCCGGCATGGGTGCAGATTAAGAAGGCTACGGAGTTTACCCGCGCAATGAATCCGCAGACAGAAGAGCGAGACTACATCGCGGACGAACACCCGACAACGGAAGTCATGGACTACAAGCCATCTGAAAACCTTTCTATTACCATGTACAAAGGTGAACCAGACTTTGACTTGTTCTATGACCTTTACAAGAAACGTGCTATCGGTTCAGACGCACAGAAGGAATTCTTGCTTGTTTATCTTTTCGACAGCGTAGACGTTACATCTGGTGGCGACACCGTAACTTACTACTACGCAGAAAAGACAAACGCCAGCGTAACAGTAGAAGAGCTGAACGCTACCGGAAAGTCACTTTCTTGCAACGTTTACGAAAACGGCACACCAACAAAAGGTTATGTAACAATAACAAATGGTGTTCCAACATTTACAGAAGGCGACATGCCGTCGTCTTAATGCGGGCGTAAATGATTGACCTTAGCAGAGCAATAGACTTGCCGGATTCTATATCAGTTTCCGGCAAGTCTTATCGCATTAACACAGATTATCAGTTTTTCATTCTGTTTTCGCAGATGGTGAAACATCCGCACGAATACAAAGACTATAACTTTTTATACAAAGGCGCTATTCCGGCGGACCTGAAAGAAGGTTTTGAAGAATTAAGGAAGTTTGCGCAACCACCGCGGGAGATTCCGCGCGACATCGGCGACGAGCCAGACGCAATTCTTATTGATTACGAAATAGACGCTGATTTGATTTATTCCGCATTCTGGCAACGCTACGGAATAGACTTAAAAGAAAAAGACTTGCATTTACACTGGTACAAGTTTCAAGCGTTGCTTGCAGGATTGACCGAAACAAAGCTTAATAAAGTAATGGAATACAGGGCATACAATCCAAAGGAAAGCGACAACAAGGAATATAAAAAATACATGCTTCAAATGAAAGCAATGTGGCAGATTGAAAAGGAATATTCCGACGAAGAAAAAGCCGCAATTGCAAAGTTTGATTCACAGCTGAAACAATAGCGGGGTTTTGAATGGCCGATAAAAACGTAAACATAAAATTCAGATCAGACACCAAAGACGCAAAAAAGAACATAGACAATTTAACATCCGGCTTAAATAAACTGGGAAAAGAAGCAAAGAACGATTCAGTTTCAAAGCTTGGTAGTGCCTGGAAAAACGCCGCAAAATCCATCAAAGGCGCCGGGCTTGGTGCCATAATTGCCGCAGAAGTTCAGCTTCTTAAAAAAGAATTACAGGCAATCAAAGATACTGCCGAAGCTTTCAACGTTCAATTAAAAGCCGAAACAAAACTTGCACAAGCTGCAAAAAATAACCCGTACATGGACGGCACAGGCGTTACACGCTTAAAAGAGTTTGCGGGGCAATTACAGTCTATTTCAGACTATGGCGATGAAGAACTTATTCCGATGATGACCGAACTTGTAGCTTCTGGAAGAACAGAAGCACAGGTAATGGATATTATGAGCGCTTCAATTGACGCCGCCGCCGGTTCTGGCAAGAGTTTGCAAACTGTTGTCGATATGCTCAATAAGTCTTACACGGGCGAAGCCGGAAAGCTTGCGACCTTATCAGCTGAAACAAAGAACCTGACAAAAGAGCAGTTGCAGAACGGCGAAGCTGTAAAAATCATTGCCGAACAATACAAAGGAATTTCAGAAGAAGCCACAAAAGCCACCGGAAGTGCAAAACAATTGCAGATGGCACAAGGCGACCTTGCCGAAAGCTGGGGAAAGATTACAAAACCCGCTTATGATTCATGGAATAACTTCTGGTTACGACAGACAAAAAAAGCGCAGGAGTTCGCAGAGAGTGTAAACAAGGCGCTTGAAAAAGCTTCTCAAAACTGGGTTATTGGTGGCGGTTATCGCTCAAACAAAGAATTTGTAAAAAATACACTTTCAGAAGCAAAAGAAGCCGACAAAGACGGAAACCGCCGTTTGTATCTTGAAGACGTGGCCGGCGCACAGAATAACGAAGCACTGGGAAACGCTATCAACTATCTTTCAAATCTCAAAAAGCGCAAGGCAGAAGAAACAGAGCTTTTAAACATCCTGAAAGAAGAACAGAGCTGGCGAGAAAAGAAAGCAAAAGCAGAACAGATGGACGCACAGGCAGCACAGCAGGCCGCCACAATGACAACAAAGCAACTGCGTGAACGTCTCGAAGAGTTGCGAAGTGCCACAAGCCTTGAAACCGCAGATTATAAACTGCAATACGCCATCAGAACTGAACTTGAAAAACGAGAAGCAGAAGAAGCGCAGATTCAAAGCGAGCTTTTAGATAAATATAACGAAACAGTAACCGCCCAGGAAAAAGAACTTTCTATTCGCAAACAGGCCGGCGAGCAGATCAGCGAAGAAGACGAGCTGCGCAAAATGCTTAACACAAAGCTTGAAGCATACGTTCGTTTTATTAAAGATGGCGGAGACACAACAAGCGCCGCCGCTGTAAAAATCCGTGCTGAAATAAAAAAAATGAGTGCGGACCTTGCAGAAATGGAAGAAGCGGAGAAAAACCGCCTTGAAGCCGAAAAGGAAGAAGAAAGACGGGTTAAGGCCATAAAAGACCAGCTCGACAAAATGAACGATAAAGTTCTTAAACTCAAAGAAAGTGCAAACGAACTTATAAACGGCCCGCAGGAAGTGAAGCTTTCCGACACTATCCAGCAGACAATCGACGCACTGGAAATCGAAGCCGAAACGCTCGACCGCACAAGCGCCGCTTATGCTGAATACATCGAAAAGATAAAAGAACTTAAAGATTTACTTCCACAGGTTCAGGAAGCGGAAGAAAACGCCGCAAGCGGACACGGGCGCACAATCGACAACGTAAATTCTGTAATGTCTCAAATCACAGAAAGTATGCAGAGCCTTACTAATTCCATAAGCCAAATTTCACAAACTGCATTGAGTGAAGCAAACAGAGAATACGAAAAAGACGCAAAAGCGCTTGAAATGCAGTTAGATAATGACATTATCACTTATGATGAATACTTAGAGAAAAAAGACCAGCTCGACAAAGAAGCGGCCCAGAAGGAATACAAAATTAAAATGGCTGAATGGAGCATGAATCTTGCAATGGCAACCGCACAGGCAGCGCAAGCCGTTGTAAATGCGCTTGCTTCTGGTACGCCACCGGTAAACATGATAAACGCAACAACTGCGGGGCTTTTGGGTGCTGCACAGCTCATAGCCATTGCAGGTGCAAAGCCTAAAGCGCCGTCATTCAGTACAGGCGGATTCTTAACCGGCAATTCTTACCACGGCGACAAAATCGCCTTTAACGGAAACGCCGGAGAAGCAATCTTGAATCCGGCTGAACAGCGGGCGTTTTTGGACCTTGCAAACGGCGAAGGCGGAAAAGGTGTTGTCGTAAATATGCCGGTAAACATCGAAAACAATGCCGGCGACACAGTGCAGGTTTCCGCAATGCAGCAGGACCGACAAATTAAAATAACAGTCGATAAGATTGTTACTTCTACAATGCAATCGGGCGGATATAATAACGCTTTGCAATCTGCAAACGCAAGCATGAAGGGGGCACGGTACTTATGACATACGTTGAATGGCCTTATACAGTAAATACAAAGTTTTTCAAAGGAACCAACAAGCCGGAAGAAAACACACAGACCACAGAATATGTAAGCGGACGCAGAATTTCAATTTTAAGAAACACCCGCTTTGTTTTCGACTTCAAATGCAGTTTAGGAGTTACCGCCACAGAGCGCAACGCCTTCTGGGCTTGGTTTACAGACACGCTGGGCGGATGTGCCGGCGTTTTTCATTGTGTCGCATTAAAGCGAACAAGTAATTCAACAGAATATTTTCGTTTTAAGGAAATACCAGACGAAAGCGAAGGACAGAAAAACAGGGTTTTATCTTTAGAGCTTGAAGAGGTTTACTAATGCAGTTAAACGAATACCAGATTTTCAACAGATACTTCAACGGCGGAGCGTATGCGCTGCCCTTCCTTTTAAAGTTTTCTTGTGCAAACTGCCAGACGCTTTATTTTGTAAATAACACCGAAAGCATAAACTTTGAAGGCAATCTTTACCACCACGCAAGCTTTGAATATTGCCCGCCGGATTCAAACGGAAAAGGCGCAACACTTCGCATAAGCGGAGCAGATAACGGCCTGATTGAGTTTGTAGAAAATGCGGATGAAAACTACCGCCTTGACGTTGTGGGCCTTATCGCAGAAGGTGGCGAAGTTCAGCGCCTTAAACAGTACATTCATTTTTACGGAACCGTTTCTTATTCAGAGAATATGGAATTAAACTTTGAGCTTGGAACCGACGACCGCTTAGAAATGACTTTTCCGCCTTATAAGTTCGACGCGGAAACGAACAAGGGGAACACATGATAGATGTTGCAGATTTAATCGGCGTGCCGTTCGTAGAGTTCGGGCGCGATATTAAAAACGGGCTGGACTGTTACGGCCTTGCAATCGAAGTCGAAAAGCGACTGGAAAAAACTCTTAAAGATGTGGTTCTTGAAAAGTTCGACCGTGCCAAAGTTGAAAAGACAGCGCCAACACTAAACGTAAAAAAATTACGGCTGGACGAAATCAGCGAAGGTGTGATTCTTGAATTTTACGGCTTGCAGGATAAACGGCTTCACGTTGCAGTTGCGCTTGATAAAAATACTTTTATTCACGCAACCGAAAACCAGGGAGTAAGAATTTCTTCTTTTGCAACTTGTAAAGCATACTTAAAACTTGCGAACGTTTACGAGGTTATCTAATGGGAACATTAAACATATATAAAGGACTTTCGGAAGAATATAAAACAATTAAAGGCAATGCCAGTGTAAACGACCTTGCGCATGAGCTTTACCCGGAATTAGACCTTACACAGTGCATTATCTTGAACGCCGGCGAAGAAATAGCGCCTGATTACGTGCTGAAAGATAACGACATTGTTTTTATCCGCGTAATACCAGGCGCAACGGGTGCCGTGGTAATGGCTGTTATTGCCGTAGTTTGTGCCGCCGTTGCAGTCGGTGCCGCTGTTTATTCCGCAATCGAACAGCAGAAAGCACAAGAAGAAATGGAAAAGGCCCAGAAGCAGGCGAAAGCACTTGCGGAAAAAGTGACACAGCTTCCGTTTCTTAAAGGCGCAAACAACCGAACCGCACTTGGTTACAACATCCCATATATTATGGGTAGTGTTTACGATGTGCCTTATAAGCTTGTAGCGGGTTACTACACTATTTCAGGCGAAAACGGCGCGAACCAGTTCTGGAATGTTGTTCTTGTGGCCGGATTCAATAACGCACTTATTCAGGATGTTTCAATAGGTACAAAGGTTATTAAAAAGCCGAATGCAACAATTGAAATTCCGGGGCAGGTTGAAGAGTTTTCTTATCTGGAAGATTCCGGGGCAAATCCTTATTATTTTGAAAACGACTGCCCGTTTTATGATCCAGCTGATAAACTTGATGTTAAATATTCCGATGAAGTTGTAATAGACGGTTTAAACGAAAAAGTTTCTTGCACAAGCTTTTCGGATGAATTGGACTATAACAACGCCGTTGTAAAACAGGCCGCTACAAATACTTATAAGTTTGACGTTTGTATTTTGTTCAACGGCTTGCGCCGATACGACGACGGATGGAAAAGCAAAAACGTATCTGTAAAAGTTGAATGGAGCAACGACGGCAGCACATGGAACGACGCCGGAAACATTGTCACAGGTGATATAAACTCACGAAAACAGGTGCGCTTTAGTAAAACTGTTACCCTTACAGCTGCGCAGTGTGTCGGCAAAGATATTCAAATCAGATTAACACGATTGACCGCACTTGAAGAAAGCAATTCACAGGAAACTTGCTATTTGTGTTATATAAATTGCTGGCAGTACGACGCGGCAAAGTCTACATCATCCGCAATCGTTACTTGTTCGCCGCTTGAACAACCGTGGCGCGGAAGAACTACACGAATTGCATTGCGTATTATTTCCAACGAATCAACAAAAGACAATCTGGATCAGATAAACATTAACGCTTACGGTAAAGCTAGAATCTGGAACAATGACGCATGGACTGTAAACAAATACCCGACAAGAAACCCGGCTTCGTGGGTGCTTGAAGTAATGACGACGGATGTACATCCGCATTCACAGTACATTGATGAAGAAATAGACCTTGAAGCACTGGGCGCGGTATATACCTATTGTGAACAGAACGGCTTCTATTGTGACGGTATTTTAACCGACGATTCAAAGAAAGCCGATGTTCTCAACAGCATTCTATCTGAATGTAATACAACCATGTACAGAGACGACGCAACGGGAAAATGGACCTTCGCCATAGAACGTGCACAAAGTACACCGGTTGCGCTTTTGAATGAGCAGTGTATAAAATCGGTTACAGTTACAAAAACTTTTGAACGCAAACCGTATGCAGTAAAAACAACTTTCACAAATCGCGAAAGCTGGGCCGTTGATACCTTCTACCAGACAGTAAACGGCAAAGTAGATTCAAGCGTAGTTTACGGCGAACATAAACTTATTGTCGAAAATGCGCCGAAGTATATAACCACTTTTGACCACGCTTACAAATACACACACAGAATTCTTGCAAAGCAGCAGTTGCAACCGCGAGAGGTTACTGTTCAGGTAGGAAGAGACGGCGACTATTACCCGCTTTATTCAAAAGTTATGCTTCAAATGAAGCAGCTTAGAATCGGACTTTCAAACGGAATTATTCACGGGGCAATTGTCGAAAATGGACTTTTGACACAAATTATAACTTCTGACTTCTGCGACTTTTCAGACGCAAACGCCCGCTATGGTTTAATCATTCAGTCACAAACCGACAACGCAAAAGAACATTTATATATTGAAGTTACCGCCGGAACTTTGACACAATATGCAATCGGTGCGCTGGGTGTGGGAATGATAGGAAACGGAAACAATGCAATCGGATTTTATGCACCAGGTAAAACCCGTGTATTGAATCTTAGAACGCCCGTTGCCGTACACGTTGTGCCTGAATATGGCAACATCTATTCTTTCGGTTACCTGAACGAAAGCGGAGAGTTTAGCCGCGTTACAAACGAAATGATGATTTATAACCGAAAGCAGAATTCCGACGGCTGGGAACTTTTGCTTAAAGATTATAACGCAGCAATCTTTCAGTTCGGCGACATCCCGGAATATCAAACAAACCTGACAACGCCAAAAGAAAGCGGCTATGTTCTGCCAGAAACCATAATGCAGAAAATGGCCGACATTGCCGACGAAGTGCGCATTCCGGGGCCACAAGGCCCACAGGGTGAAACAGGAGCGCAAGGCCCACAGGGAGAGCCGGGCGAATCTGTTTATAACGCACGTTTTGACGTTGAAAGCTTCTGTTTTACTTGCGACAACACCGGCAAGGCATGGGGCGAAAAAGTCGCTGCAACAATACATCTGACCTATGGAGAAGAAGAACTTCCGTTTGTTATTCTTTCAGTAGGAAACGGCGGTTCACAGATTGCCGCCACAATCAAAGGAAACACAATCTATTTTGAATCGCTCAAAGGCGTTAAGATTGATGAAGGCGGAAACATCCCGGTAGTTATCCGCTACCGTGCCACAACTGGAACCGCAATCGGTTACAGCTCATACGCAATCGGTTACAGCAATAAACCGATAGGTTACTTAAATTACGCCAGCGAAAGCAAAGATTTTACAGTTTACTTCAACTTCTCAACGGTAAGAGCCGGTACAAACAAAGGCTTGAAGACAGAAATTGACAGTTACTTATCCGCAAGCGGTACACGCTATAAGGGCGACTTCTTCACATGGGGCGGCGCTACTGCAAGCGTAACTTACGGCGGAGTTACTTATACTTTCTTAAAAGGCCGTGTTTACAGCTGGAACGGCTACCAGTGGGCGCAGTCTACCGACGACGGCGAAATAAGCGAAAGTTTCAACAACGTTATGTCGGTTCTTGATGATGAGATTGTAAGCAATGATTCAAAGCTTGAACAGACAATGCGCAAGCTTTCTGCCGTAACTGTGTTTTGTGAAGAGCTGGCGGCAAAGGTTGCGTTTATTAACAAGCTGTTTACACAGAAAATCACTATGCAGCAAGGCGGGCTTTTCAAGTCGGCAAACTGGAACGGCACCTTTAATTCTGATACGGGAAAGATTACGGGGCACGGTTCGCAGGGCTGGGCGCAGGACTATTTCGGCAACCTGGACGTTGTGAACATGTACGCAAAAAAAGCAAATCTTGAAGATTGCGTTCTGGGCGGTTACTTATGGGCGAATAATACACCGTTTAAGCCTTGCGCTTGTGGTAACATCGGATATAAAAACGGCACGTTGTCACTTTACAACGAAAAAAACATCGCTTCTATTAGTCGTGTACAAGCCGGGGTTTATACCGTTTATTTTACAACACCGTTTAAGCTAAAGACGCATGAATGGCAGAGCAATAAATATATTGATTTGTACATTGTCGGCAATGCGCACGACACTTTCGACGCAGGTTTTACGAATCCAGAAATAATGTCTATAAACTGGCTTCGTAATTATGTAGACGGGCGATTGACTGTAACGGGAGATTATGCAACCGTAACTTATGCGACTTTGTATTTTATTGATAACAATACAGATCAGCTGATAGACCCGAACGCAGCGCAATTCTTTATTTTTGCTACGGAGACAGACTAATGATAGATTTTGCATTTAAAATCAATGATAAAATTAAAATCGGCGTTTTAAATTCTGACAATCCAGAAGACTTGATGTATAATATTGCAAGAGGTTGCAAGTTTTGGAACCTGAACGTTACGCCGTTAGAAACAATAAACGATGATAACTATGCAGGAATCGGCGTTTCTGAATTACATTTAAAGGTGGAATTAGACAATGCGTAAAATCTTAATTTTAATTTGCGGGGCTTTACTTCTTGCCAGCTGTAAGCTTCCGACAGATGGCGCGGAAGATAAAGAATACAACGTTGTTAATTGCTCAAAAGAAATTAAAACACGTGCTTTCAGGTTTGCAGAGCTTTACAGGGATTCTGACACAGAATATGTATTGGGCGGACAATCGCCGGTAAGAGCTGCAATTCAAATAGACTGTTCCGGCCTTGTTATTATGTGTTATAAATACGCTATTGTAGATACAAAATACATGCTGATAGAACCGGATATGACCGCCGCTTACATCTGCAATAATGCTGCCGAAATCACCGAAACGCCAGAGCAAGGCGATTTAATATTTATGGGTGAAATAGGAACGGACAAAATAACACATATTGCCATTTTTGACAGAGAAGAAAACGGCGAAATATATTTTATAGACAGCACCGACAATGGCACTGTAAACGGCGTTACAGAACGTCATTACGAAAAAAATAATGAAAAATTCAAGAAATTTGGCATTATGAAGCTGAAATACTAAAATAAAAGTGACTATTACTCATAGGAGCACAAATCTATGAGTAATGACATCGCCGGAATTGTTCCGGTATCAACCTTAACGGCCAGAACGCCACAAAAAGACGATTCTATTTTAATTGCCGACCAGTACAAAACATCACCAGAAGGGCTGGAAGGCTACTTTTCACCAAAGCGCCCGGACGTAGGGCGCAATCTTGTTACAGTTTTAGGCGCAGCAAATGCCGCCGCCGCTTTCGCAGCACTTCGCACACGTGCAGACGCCGGAAACTTCAACGGCTTGCGACTTGGCGACTATATCGACGTTTCATCTATGACAATCGACGGAAGCGCAATTTCCAATTCAAACCAGCGTTTGCGTTTCATTATTGCAGGTTTCGACACTTACTTAAACGTCGGAGATACCGCCGTTTCTTCTCATCATATCGTTATGATTGCGAAAAACTGCGTTTTGCAAAAAGCAATGAACAGCACTGCCACAAACGCCGGCGGATATGCTGCAAGCGAGCTTAAAGCCTACTTAAACGACCAGGTAAAAACCGGACTTGTTAACGCTATCGGAATTACACCAAAAACCGTTCGACGCTTGCTTGATAACAAGACCGACTGGGCGTGGCTTGCTGAAACAGTTTTTCTTCCGACAGAAGTTGAAGTTTTCGGCCATCAGGCTTGGAGCAATAACAAAGGTTATTCAACCGGTTCTTCTGTACAATGGCCGCTGTTTTCTGAATTTCCGCAAATGCGAATTGCAAACTGGAACGGTTCGCGCTGGTGGTGGTGGGAAGCGTCACCACGAACCGACGATTCTGCGTATTTCTGCCGCTGCGACTACGGCGGGAGTGCCGACTGCGCTTCGGCTGACTCTAGCGGCACCGGGGTTCGTTTCGCTTTCCTAGTCTGAAATCTGAACATCTGCGCACCCCTTGTGGGTGCCTTGTGAAGATTGAAGACTAGGAAACAAACAAAAAAAAAGGAATTAAAAATAAATGAGCGTAAGAGCCGACCAGAGAAGCGAAAGTTCGCTTCTTTTTTATAAGATCGCACGTGAATTACGGCGGGAAATTTCGTGTGATTTATTAAACAAGTTCAATACAAAGAATGAGACTTTCACAACCGACGAAAACACGGTTGTAGACCAGAAAGAACATTATCCCGCCTATATGGTGGATTTTATCCGCAAAGATATACTGGGGCTTTTACAAAAGCTTATGCAGTATATTTCAATTGCAAATTCTATCTATCCAGTATGCGTTCTGGAAGTCGATAAAAGACGATTATTGCAGGACTATGCAATAGGAACCGCGGAAGCGTTACAAAATGAGCTTGAATATTGCGCTGACGTTTTCCCGGAAACTTTGCGTTGCCTTCTGCATTATGCCGATGAAATCGACCATTTAATAAAGGTTTTAAGACGCTGGAAGAAATCCAACGCAAAAATATTAAAAAGTTTACAACGGGCCGAGCCTGTATCTGCGAATTTCTGCAACTGCAACAACAACGGGAATGCCAACTACAATTCGGCTGACAATAGCAACAACGGGGTTCGTTTCGATTTAGCTGGCAAACAGTCTGACATTATGCCGGACGACGAGCCAGGGAAAGGAGGTTTGTGATCCGGTGTTTCCTGAATAATCAGGAGCACGAATCGGGCCGCGATGTGAGGAAGTGGACGCTTCTTGCATGGCATGCGCCGTCTGTAATCGCATGTTTCATACTTCCGGCACAAAGTAACGTAGAGTAAGGCAGACATATAGTGTAGAAAAACACTGTAACGTTATACGCGGCCATTTATGGCTATGACTTCACAAAATCGAAGAGACGCAAGAAAACAAAGACGAATCCAGAAACGCAACGAACGCCGGCAAGCTGCAAACGCTTGTTTCGATGATTACGACATCTTGAAAAATCCCGACATATACTTAGAAGCTTTTAGAAGTGCCCGAAAGGGCGTTGCGTGGAAACATTCAGTGCAATTCTACGAAATGTATTTACTCAAAAACATTTTTGACACCGTGCGCAGTGTGAATAATAAAATGGCCGTAACACGTGGCTTTGTTTGTTTTGATATAAACGAACGCGGAAAAACACGGCATATAAAATCACCGCATATTTGCGAACGAGTAATGCAAAAAGCACTTTGCGACAAATGCTTAGTTCCAATTCTCAAACGCCCGCTTATTTACGATAACGGCGCACGTTTGCAGGGCAAGGGCACACAGTTTGCAAGAAAACGCATACAAAGGCACCTTGCAGAATATTACAGAAAATACGGAAATTCCGGCTACGTGCTTACAATCGACTTTTCAAAATATTTTGACAACATCGACCACGATTCACTATTTCAAATGCTTTCAGAGCAGATAAAAGATAAAACACTTTTCGCGCTGACAAAATATTATGTTCAGGAGTTCGGACCAGTGGGGCTGGGGTTAGGTAGCCAGGTTTCACAAATTCTAGCAGTTTTCTTTCCTAACAAAATAGACCACTTCATAAAAGAAAAATTAAGAATGCGCTTTTATGGGCGCTATATGGACGATTCTTATATTTTGTGTAATTCAAAAGAAGAGCTTCAAAACGCCTTAAAAGAAATTACAAAGCTTTGTGAAAAATACAAAATCCGGCTGAATCCAAAGAAAACAAGAATCACGCCTATTAAACACGGCGTTGATTTTCTGCATTGCCGTTATAAGTTCGGAAGAACCGGGAAAATAATAAAATCCGGCGGGCGTGAAAGCGTAAAACGCGAACGGCGAAAATTAAAGAAGTTCAGAAAGAAGCTTGATGAAGGCGAACTTGACCGAAAACAGATCGCAGAGTTTTACAGCTCATGGCGTGGGTTTATGCAGTATTTCGACAGTAAAACGCTACTGAAAAATACTGATAAATTATACAACAAACTATTTATAGAGGGGTAAAAATCTATGAATGAAGAAGGAATGATTTATTTCTGGAAATCAAAAGACGGAAACGGCGTTTATTTTAACACCGACATTGAAGAAGCAAAAAAAGACGATTACACCACAAAGCCGAAAACAAGCTGCACGCTTGATGAATGGTACACAGAATACGAAAGTACAGCACGGCTTGTAAACGGTTCTATCGTTCTGGGAAAGAGCCAGGAACAGAAAGACGCAGAGCACGCCGCACAGCGCAAAGACCAGATAAGACGTGAAATCGCCGAAATCGAAAACAAAGGCTTGCGGGCAAGTCGTGCCGTTGCGCTTGGAATTGCAACAGAAGAAGACCTGAACAAATTACAGGAAATCGAAACTGCAATAGAAGCGCTTCGCACAGAATACGAAAGCTTGTAATTATCTGACTTCTGCAAGATTAGAATGCCCGTCGCGGTAGAAATACCGCCGGATCAGTTCTTTTTCAACTATCGGCATAGAATCTGAAATTGTATCTTGCAGAGGTTCGGCAAGTTCTACATCGTAATATCTGCCATTATAAAAAGCCTTTACGCCGATTGTCGGTGAAACGCAAAGCGTAAACTTTTTGAATGGCAGATTAACGCGGAACTTTTCGCCATGATAAACAAACGTTCCGTTTGCTTTCGCCGTATGTTCTGACTTAACCGAAAACAGCAGTTCAACATCATCAATCTGTTTACAGTGCCACCGCTTGGCACTTTCGCGAGCTTCAACCGAAAACAACGCATTAAAACGTGGCAGGTATTCCCGCAAAAAGTCGTTTGCTTTGTCTATCGTATCTATTCCATAATACCTGAACAGATAAGGAAGCCGGCCTTGCAGCGTTTCCCATAAACGTTCTATTCTGCCTTTGGCTTGCGGAGAAAGTGCGGCAATAGTTTTAACGTTCAATTCCTTGCACATCTTCTGCCATTGCGTCTGGCGTTTTTCATATCCTTGCAGCTGTTCTTCTATCGTTATTTTATTCAGGCTTTCTTTTGTAACAAAAAATATTTCGCTTCTGTCGGTGTACGCCGCTTCTGGAAAACCGCCGGTTAATTCGTAGGTTTGCCGGATGTTCTGTTGATAGCCCATTAAACATTCGTTTTCCATCATATAAAGCGACGTTGCTTTGTGCGTTGCGTCGTCGATACATCCATGTATGCAGGTATAATGGCCGTTCATAAACCAGTCATGCTTGCACCCGTCCAGCTGCACAAGTTCGCCTTCGTGCGGGCGTTCTGGGCGCGGTAAATGCTTTTTCTTTTCTTTTATTGGTTTGTGAGCTTTCGGCGACATCATGCCGGCATTGTCTAAGATTGTGTAAACGGATGTATAAGAAATATTCTTTTTGAAATCAGTTTGCAAGGTTTCCAGGAATACTTCATAAGGTGCATAAGGAAAATATTTTTTGTACAAATCCACTATATTATTTTTATCTTTTGCGCTAAACTTGCGGTTATGTGACGGCTTGCCCGTGTGCCCGTGGATAAAAGCCCCGTCACCTTTAAGCAGATAGCGTTTCTTTATTCTTGAAACGGAAACGGTAGAAATCCCGATAAGTGCGGCACATTGTTTGTTTGTGATTTTACCGGCCACGAATTGAGGAATATATAAAGCTTTCTTCTGTCTCATTGCTTCATTCATACCGCACTAACTATCGGCAGACAAACTATTTTTCTTTACTTTTTAAAAAGTTCTTGACACTGTAAT